AGTTACATTGCATACCCAAGTCCATCTGTCCACATAACTCCAAGAATTGCTCTCTTGGTGTCCATGTATGGTTGATAAGTCTATGTCCTTGATCGTATAGATGTTCAAATACGCTCTTTAGATTGTTTACAGCTGCATGTCCCTGCATCTCAATACGACCAGCATTTACATGGAATCGTAGTTTCTTACCAATCTTATCGGCAAATTCAATAGCAGCAAATGCTTGTAGTAGATGGTTCTTCAATGGACGAACAGCACCGAAACAACCAATGTCGATGTATTCTTTACTCTTGTCTATTTTCTTTGTTTTGTACTGTTGAGGATAGAAGTTTGGTAGGTACATAACCCTATAATCCCAAATTCTTCCTGGATGTTTAATTTGTAGATAGTTCTTTACTTCACGCATCATTCTTGGTGCATTAACACCAATGTATAGATTTTTGAAGCAAGAATATTCGGCGATCCAGTCCATCGCCATGCCTTCACCAGCCATGAAAGGCATCTCTGAGTGTAAGCGGACAATCCACTTAACATCAGCGTGTAGTTTCTGTAAGATTTGAAATTTCTGAGGAACAACCCATAGTGCTTCAATGATAACATGGGTTGGTTTGAACAGTGTTACTTCTCTATCAATGTAGTTGTTATCAGGAACAACAACCAATTTTGATTCAATGCCCATTTCGTTGAGCATATCATTCATAAACGAAGCAGAGTTATATAATCCTGTGCTGAGTCCGATGTGATTATCGCGATCAACATTATAATCTTCTTTTCGTTTTAATATAAAGAGTACACGAGCCATGCTAAAATCCAGTAATTATGAAGGGTGGTTTACCCTTGTATTTATACTGTTAAAATATTTCGAAATTATTATTGGTGCCCTCGATCTGATTCGAACAGATCACCTACTGATTACTAATCAGTTGCTCTACCAAATGAGCTACGAGGGCGAGTAAAGTATTTAGTGTACCATTAAGATAGTGTTATCTTGCCTATTTGTCAAAAATGTAGCTAGCACTGACGAGCGAATGGCAAGTTATATCAGACAGTGTCAGTCGCACCCTTACTGTCGAGTAGTCTATGCGTCCATAGACGCTACCTTGATAACACTAACTTAATGGTGATGGGTGTTTAGCGAACACCCATCAAATCGCAAAGTTACTTATATGGCGTAACGATCAACCATGATTGCCTTGAGCATAACACCCTCTGGAGTGAACTGTTCAGTGTCACCACTTAAAACAGCCTTCATGATAGCTGGGCTGAACCCAGAAACCAATGCAACTCCACGAGTATCGTACTTAACTGGGACATTGTCCTTAGAGTTCAAGTTCCAGAATACGATCTTTGGTACATCATACCCAGCTGATTCAAACTTACGAGCAATCATTTGCATTGCAGAATCGTCGAAACGAGCGCAGTTGTCAAATTGCATGTCAGATAGAATCAACAGCATTTGTGGCATATCTTCTTGTGGTACATTGCCTTTTACAGCAACACTTAGAATCTTGTCCATTGCTTTCACAAGGTCAGTATTCATACCCCATTCAGACTTCACCATTTGTTGTGCTTTTTGCACAACATTGCCCTTCAATGTCATCAACTCTGGAGAACCAGAGAAAGTCAAGAATGTGTCCTTGAACACACCTTGGTTTTTATCAGATAGGTATAACCCAAGTGATACTGCGACATCAAGGCAAGACAAGCCAGCAGTTTTACCCACTGCGCAAGTCATAGAACCTGACACATCAACCAGTGGCAATACATTAGCATCACCAACAAAGTTTTCCAGTGCTTCCCATTGTTTCACAACAAGGGCAAGTTCAGTTGCGTTGTAGTTTACCGAACCATAGTGGTTGATAACACCTTTCAACACATCGTAAGGATAAACAGCCGAAGCGTTTACCTTAACTGTTGGGTCATTACCCTTTACTAGAGCAGCAACATATTCTGCATACTTTTCAGTATTGCGGAAGAATGCTTTCTTGTAACGAGAAGACGCAACAGATGGGACATGGCTAAAGTTGATAGCATCCCAGTTCTTTGCGCACATATCTTGTTCAACTACCTTAGTCATTTCGACCAAGGACTTACGATAGAACTTTGGAGACATTCCAAAGAAGTTACGGATCTCAACAGCCAGTGGTCCTTGTCGTGGAGTCCACTTCGCAGCCAAACCATTCTTCTCACGAAGAGCGTTGCCAAGCATAGTAAATGCGTATGGCTTGTTTGTTTCTACCACAAAGATGTCATCCCAACGACCAATGTCTGGCACCTTGTTCAACAATGCCTTGGCAGAGTCAGGGTCGTGCTTGTCCAGATACTTTAGGATTTGGCGGAATAGTTCTCGTTCGCCAGCACCACCACGAACATCGCGAACCCATTGAGCGATACGCAAAGCGATATCTTTGTTCTCAACATAGGCTGCAACGAAGTCAGCAGTAATGTCCTTCCCACGAGAAGCACCGATTTTGAAAAACAAGTCAACACATGCATTAGCAGTGGACTTGCGAGCCTTCATACCATTTTCAGTACGAGCCTCTTGATTTGCGACAGCGTTCACAAAAGCATTCATTTTACTTCCTTTACAAATAACAGGTTCAACTTTTTACATTTGCAGTGTATTTTAAATGCTGAACTGAACCTAAATCAAAACAACAGGGTAGTTGCCTTCTTTTTGTTTAAAGTGAGAATTCGAAACTCACTTCGTCGCCCGAGAGCGACCATCGGGGTAATGGCTTTCGCCATTAAGTTTTGGTTTGCTGAACCTACCCTATAACTTGGAGCGGAATATCAGAATCGAACTGATGACCGAAGATTGGAAATCTGCTGTTTTACCATTAAACTAATCCCGCATTACTATCAATTATACTTGACTCAGCATATAATGTCAAGTCAATTGCAAAACTTTGGAGTAGACGACAGGAATCGAACCTGCTTCCATGGGTTTGCAATCCAGTGCCTGTCCAACTGGCTCCGTCTACATTAATCTTAATCTACTATGCTTTGGCACGCCAGTTAGCAAGTAGTCCATTTGATCAGCCAAAATATTTCTATTTTGAAGAATCAAGTTTTCGTAGTGGTTTGGCTCATATGGAACATATAACAATTCCATTCTTGTGTTTTCCAACAACTTTGAACCCTTCTTTATGTTACACTTTTTACAAGAAGTAACCACATTAGTCCAAACATCTTGACCACCACGAAATCTTGGTAATACATGATCTCTTGAAAGATCAGAACTCTTGAAGGTATCTCCGCAGTAAGCACAAACATGTCTGTCTCGTGCGAATAATGTTCTGTTAGTTAAAACAACCTTGCCAAATTTTTCTAATTTAACACTACCTTTCACGGCAATGATAGATTGAGTAGCTAGAATAGATTGTGAGCCATCAGCTTTAAAACCACCACGAAATGTTGCGACAGTTTCACCCAATGACCAAAGAACTTGTTCTTTAGCATGGTAACAAATGGCATCTTCAAAATTTAACCAAGCTCTTGGCAATCCTGAAGAATCTAATGCTAGTACATTCATATCATTCTCCTTACCTTTCTATATATGGTACTCCCGATAGGATTCGAACCTATATCATCCCCTCATCTAGAGGCATCGCCGAGGTATAAGCTCGGAGTTTTACCGTTAAACTACAGGAGCATTGGTGCGGATACCGAGACTCGAACTCGGAGAACTCAGATTTTAAGTCTGATATGTATACCAATTCCATCATATCCGCATTAAAGTTGGCACCCCGAGCAGGAATCGAACCTGCGTTTAGAGTTTAGAAGACTCCTGTATTTTCCACTATACGATCGGGATATATTTGGCGGAGAGTAAGGGAATCGAACCCTTTGACCCTTTCGGATCTACAGTTTAGCAAACTGCTGCATTACCATCCTGCCCACTCTCCTTAATTTCGCGAAGTAATATCTGACACCACGAAACTCAGGAACCCAATCGAATATACTGAATGGGTTGCTAATTTCTTTTGGTATATTACCATATGCTTTTTCTATTGTATCTTTCTGAGACATAGCAACCCTTTCTAAATTGGCGGAAGCGGTGAGATTCGAACTCACGGAGCATTTCTACTCGTCTGTTTTCAAGACAGGTGCAATAAACCAGACTCTGCCACACTTCCATAACTGGCATCCCCCCAGGGAATCGAACCCCGACCAAGAGTTTTGGAGACTCGTATGCTGCCACTACACCAGAGAGATATTTGGTTGCGGATGATGGACTCGAACCACCAACTGAAGCGTATGAGACTTCTGAGATACCTTTTCTCTAATCCGCGATAAACTGCTGATAATAAAATTATTTTCTTCTTGAGTAAAATCTTATTGGTTTTTCTTGTTTTTGTTTTTCTACATCATAATATGGATAATCACCATTCCATTTACTACATCTTGGTTGCGAAGTACATTCTCTACAAATCGGAACATCAACAGCAACATCGTCTTTCTTTACAATATTACCATCAAAAGAATAGCCATTAATATCCCAAGGAAGATTTCTATCTTGAGCAATTTGTATTGCCTCATCCTCGGTATACTTGTCGGATGTATAAACATGTTTACGCCAATATGTGTAGATAGAAGGAATTCTATCATGTTTACCCATACCTATAAAATTGTCGCACGAGATTGAATGCAACCAATATGGTTCTTCTTTACCTCGTATCGCTCCAACTGGACAAGCATTGACACAATCTAAACAACCTTTACATCTGCTCCAGAGTTTATGATTTATCCTAGTGTTAGTTGGATAATCAATAATCTCATCAGTGAATCCAATGGCACATATGTGACAATCAAATCCAAACGCATAACTATAAACAAGAGAATTTCTTGCTCTTACACCAAGACCAGATATGACTGCTGCTTCTTTATAGTTTGTAAAAATCTCAAAGTAATTTTCTACTTTGTTTTCATTTAAAATTTTAACACATTCTTCGTAGTGAGTATAATCCCAACTACTACCCTTCTTAATAAACACAAGAGTGTTAACAAGACCATTAAAATGTATATTATTTGTATAATCAAAACCATTAAATTGGTTTTTCTGTTTAACAGGCGTAAGTGCTACACGATATAGGTTTTCTGCAGAGAGATAACCTATATCCCATGTATCATCAAACATCGATCTAATTGTGTTAAACGAAATTTTCATAATGTTATTTAATGGTGCTCCTTGATAGAATCGAACTACCTTCTTCGGACTACAAAACCGACATAATACCAGTATACTAAAAGAGCAAACTTGGTGGAGGTGGAGAGAATCGAACTCTCAACTCATGCTTGCAAAGCACATGTGTTCCCATTAGCACCACACCCCCATAACTTGGTCGGAGTAGCAGGATTCGAACCTGCGACCCTCTGGTCCCAAACCAGATGCGCTACCAGACTGCGCTATACTCCGTTATTCTTTTTTTCTTCATGTTCGTAAGTGTATGGAAAATTCCATTTAAGAATTTCCATCCCCACGACTTCCAATATTTGTGGACTATGTTATTGATAACAACAACTGTTATAACAACAACAAGAAATCCAAGGCAGGTTAAAATAGAACCTGCCAAAAATGTTGACGCTTGATCAATATCCATACTAAAATACTTCATAGTTTTAAAAATTTGGCTCCGAAGGTAGGGATCGAACCTACGACACCCTGATTAACAGTCAGGTGCAACTACCTCTGTGCTACTTCGGAATAAAATGGTGGAGAATACTGGGATCGAACCAGTCGTACCCGAAGGTGGCGGATTTACAGTCCACTGCATCACCATTGATGCTTCTTCTCCATGTTTGGAGCGGGAGACGAGGTTCGAACTCGCGACATCTTGCTTGGCAAGCAAGCTCTCTACCAACTGAGATACTCCCGCATAACCTTTATTATATCTACTTAACTTATATATGTCAAGTAGTTTACAAAACCTTTGGTACCTCGTGATAGAATCGAACTATCTTATCCCACTTGTAAGGAGGGTGTTCTACCATTAAACTAACGAGGCATTCTTCGTTTGACCCAGCTGTACTTATTTCCGTCTGGTGTCAAACCATTCTTAACTTCATCGGCTCCGAACCGACCAACGATTTCTGTAGTACCATCAGTGATGATTACGAATTCGTCAATCAGTTTAGCCATTTCCATTGCTATGTTGAGGTCTTTAGTTTTACCTCTAACATAACCTTCATCATCTATTACTTTCCACATATTACTTCTTTCATTTGGTGCGGATGGCGAGACTCGAACTCGCAGGATTTAGTTTCTAAGACTAACACGTATACCAATTCCGTCACATCCGCATAACTGGTACCCCATCTCTGATTCGAACAGAGAGAACTTCTCCTTTTGAGAGAGACGACTTTACCAATTTGTCCAATGGGGTAAAAACAACAGAGTAGTTTTTTACAGTGGGAATTGAACCCACAAGGTTTCTTTTCAAAAGAAATTGCGAACCATTCGCATGTGTAAATTTTTGCTGAACCTACTCTAAAACTTGGTACCTCGTAATGGTAACGATCCATTCTCTGTGCCTTATCAAGACACTGCTAATCCATCTCAGCTAACGAGGCATATAAAACAACAGGATGACTTTGTCGACTATGACAAATTAACAGTTTGGTAGTCTTTAAAGTTGCTGTAATCATCCTAAAACTGGTTGGGCATCCGAGATTCGAACTCGGTTCTCTCTGCTTAAGAGGCAGGACTTCACCATCAAAGTTTATCCCCAATAAAACTGGCACCCCATGATGGAATCGAACCACCACCCCAGCGTTCGTAGCACTGTGTAATCATCCATTTTACTAATGGGGCATAATATTTGGCGGGAAATGTTGGAATCGAACCAACTATTGTTTTATTTTGTGCAGTAGATATTCTATACAGAATACTTTTGTTTGCGTACCTTACGCACATTTCCCGTAACCTTTGGTACCGAGAGTCAGAATCGAACTGACCACACCTTGTTCTTCAGACAAGTGCTCTACCAACTGAGCTACCTCGGTATAAATTAGATTGGGCGGATAGAGCGTGCCTCTCGTTTAATACTACGACCACGAGTCGAGTACCCCATGCATGAATTTGGCGTCCTCACAAGAGTTTCACTTGCTCACTGCCCAGAGTTGCGAACTCTGCGTGGATTCCCAGGACATAAACTTGGCGACTCGTAGGGGAATCGAACCCCTATATCCTGTTAGACAGACAGGTATAATAACCACTATATGAACGAGCCATTAAAACTTGGTGGTAATAGCTGGACTTGAACCAGCAACCTATTCCGTATGAAGGAAGTGCACTGCCATTGTGCTATATTACCATTGGGGTGTTATATGGGGAACGATCCCATTCTACGACTTTCACAGAGTCGGGTGCGAACCTTTACACTAATAACACCATAGAAATTATTGGTACAGGCACCGAGAGTCGAACTCGGAACTTACTGGTTAAAAGCCAGTTACTCTACCAGTTGAGTTATACCTGCATAAAATTGTGGAACACGATAGGGGAATCGAACCCCTCTTCCAAGGATGAAAACCTTGTGTCCTAACCGATAGACGAATCGTGCATTGCCAAACAAAAACACATGAGGATGTTAGTAGTCATCCCAAGTACATTAGGGATTCTCACGGTATCGTCTACCGATTAGACTTCTAACACATTACGATCCAACAATATCCAGCGTGACCACCGTATCCGTCTTTCGACTTCGTTTCCATCTTTCATGTAACCTAGCAAGAGCCACTCCGTCGAGTGGTGACACTCTTCTAGATTACCTACTGGTGTTGGCAACCTTATGTGTTTTTGTTTGGCACCCCGATCAAGATTCGAACTTGAGATAGTTGAGTCAAAGTCAACTGTGTTACCGCTACACTATCAGGGAACATAGTAAGGCATTCTCATGCCTTACCAAAAACTGTCGCAAATTTTTAAAGAACATTTTCAAATCAGAACACGAATTATACATCGAATTCTAATTTAAGTCAAGGGTCTTAGTAAATAACCTTACAACTTGTAGGGTTTTCTTTTAAGTACCTTATCAACTTCAGAACCTCAATTTTAACTGAGATCCTATTTTTCGTCAAGCGATAACCTTACATGATAGTAGGGTATCCTCCAAAACAAAAAACCCTCGGGACTTTCATCTCCGAGGGTTTTGGTAAATATACTTGTTAGACTTAGTCTTACTTACCAAAACCCCCTGAATCACTCTCAATCGCATAGCCAGTTGTAAATGAGCGTGATCCATTCCAATTACCAACGAGCGGTAACTGTTTATGCATTATGGATAACGATCTTAACAACATTTCTGAAAATTCTTCCTTTGGTTAATGATAAGAACCTAAGTCCTTATCAGTTTATTTATAGCAATTATACACTCAATTTGAATAAATGTCAAACTTTTTTCACATTTATTTTACATTTTTGCAGAAAATCAATTCCGTCATTGTTGCGATAGGACTCGCGATAGTACACGCTACTGATTCCAGCACCATAGATGATCTTTGCGCATTGAACGCAAGGAGCATGAGTGCAAAATAAATCAGCACCACTACCACTTTCACCATCGCGAGCAAGTTTCGCAACTGCATTCGCTTCAGCATGAATTACCTCATCCTTTGTTTTTGTTGTAACAGTATCATCAGACAACTGAACAACTTCTTCACAACAGTTATCCCAACCAGCTGGTGTTCCATTGTATCCAATAGAAATAATCCTATTGTCTTTAACAACTACCGCACCAACCTTCAATCTTACTGCTGAAGACAACTGAGAAAATCGCTCAGCTGTATCCATAAAGGCATCTACCCATTTCTGTTTCAATGCATCACCTCAAGTTGTTTACCCAATGGTGTTTCAGAAACAGTCGTAAGCAACTTACGAATATCTTCGCTGGCACCACATTCATCACACAACAACACGATTCTTGCTAGCATTACTGCCGACAAGAGTAGGGCTGGTGTTTCATATTTGGTTGCCAACTGGATAAGAACATTATCTATATCCTTCGACAACTCCATCAATTGCTCATCAGTCATAATTATACCTTCAATTTTATTTTAAAGCAAATTTCTCCAAAATAACCTTTGCATCCGTAAGGTTATCTAACCTTGATTCAATTTCCAACAACTCAGACTTCAACTGAAGTTCGCGAGCATATGCATCCATCAATTCTTGAGCATACTTTTTGTCGTCTTCATCAGACTGTGCCCAAAATTCTGTAAAGTCATCGCCTTTGGTATTCAAGAGAAAATTCAAATTCTCACGATCCCAATCGTTGTTGATAAACCCTTTGATCATACAGCTTCCTTGAAAATCTTAGACCATGTCAACAGCTTATTCAGCTTCTCATTTTTTGCTGCCATTACAGCTGACTCACTGACGATACCATTATCAATCATCAAGTCAATCATACACATTAGATCACCGATCTCTTCTTCAAGATGCTCTCGGTTGTTCACTCCATTGTGTACTGAACCAAATCCAAATCTAAAAACTTTACTGATCGCTTGCGTAACTTCTGCGCATTCTTCCTGTGCAATTAACAGGATTTCCTTCTCAACTGTTCCCATAAACTCTTTCATTCCATCTTTCTTCAACAATTTCATTTACCCAGTCAACTGGACAACCCAGTTCGTCAGCGATTTCTTGACAAGATTTCCAGTTTACTGGACCTCTGTACTTGTCAAGAAGGTAATTGATATTTTCCCACAACTCTTTCATCGCAGCCATAATAACTCCTTACTTACTCAAGTTTAAAATACGACCATCATATTCCATGAAACTTACTTCGAAGGGAACAAACACAATTTTACCAACACGAGAATGTTTACCCTTTGGTTGTTTCTTACCATCAAACACATCTGTCGTACAAGTAATTTTGTAAGCCATGTAACCCATTTCGTTGCTAATTGATTCAACAGTACCTTCAGCGTAGCAGTCGTTACGACCAACCATAGGTTTAAAATCATAGCCACGAATCGCATCACCAACAGAAGCCAACTTAGCATTTTTCAACATTTTAGTTCCTTTTCTCAATTCCATATAATAATTATACCATATTTGTGAATTAAAGTAAAGCGAAATGATGAAAAACCCTACTAAAAGTAGGGTTATTTGGACTCAGGAGGGTCAAAAAGGACTTATTTCGCCTTTACAGCGTCTTTTTTGGTGACTTTGGGCTCTGGTTTTGGGATGAAACCATTATCCTCAGCCCAATTTTTGGTGAGTTTTGGATAGAGTTTGTTGAGTTTCTGATCTTTTACAGCGAGGATAAGTGCTACTTCGTCTGCATGAATGCCTTCCAAAAGTCCTACAAACATCTGCTCTCGTTGTAGTTGTTTCAGGTCTTTACGGCAAAACACATAAAATCTGCGCATCTCTGCATACAGATTGATAGGTGTCATACCCAGTGGTTCAGCTGCAGGTTTGAAAGGAGGTGCTCCGTCTGGCAACTCAAACTTCTTTTCTTTCATGTATGCGTATTCCATAATCATCTGAATAGCATTCACTTGTCCACGGAACTGCTGAAGATTTTTTGGATCTTCGTTAATCTTTTCTAAAATCTTAGTAATTGGCTGTGCCATGTTAAAACTCCTCAATCTCGTCTAATAGTAATCGACATCTGTTGGCAATCAGATAATTCATAATAGCCATCTTGTCGCCTTTGGGTTTAATACTTAGGTAAGTATCAAGGATGACTTTCTTGATGTCGTCAGGAATGTAATCAAAATTTACTAGAATTTGATTGCGTTGCCAATTGCGCTTCTCTTCATCATTGCGACAAGCATCAATACCCTTCTCCATGAATTCAGCCAATCGTTTAGCTGACACTGGAGTTTGTCTATCGCCTGTTACGAAGCAGTTATCCTTACTGAGAATGTTTGGAATGCCATCGCCTGTATCACCCTTAACCACATGAGTAATGTAGTTCTCGTGGATCTCAGATTTCTTGGCTGTGATCATCTTACGCAACAGTGGACTGTATTGTTTCACATTGTTGAATTTGTGAAGTTGTTTAAAATCTTTGTCGCTTGAAACAATCATAACATTCTCACTAAACCCAAACTCTTGAGTCTGTTGTGTCAGAACTGCAATGATGTCGTCAGCTTCGCACTGTTCCAGATGCATAACTTTGTAGGGAAAGTGTTGAGCAATCTCTTCGCGAATCTTACTCAGCGTGTCAAAAATCAAACCCCAGTCTAATTCAGAAGCATCTCGTGCTTTCTTACGACTTGCCTTGTAGTGTTCAAAGTATTGACGACGCCAGTAGTTACGACCATCACAACAAATAACTACATCTCCGTAGTCTTTACCATACTTTTTCTTGTAGGATTTTATTGTTGAGAGAGTTGCATGGCGAATCAAATCGGTAGTCTGTTTCTCATCCCCAGACATCAACTCCTTCTTGAAAGAGAGGATGTTGGCTAGAGATACTTGTGAATAGTCAATTAAAATCATATTAAAATACTTTCAGTAGGATACATTCTTCGTTCACACGACCATTCACAGCAGCTTCTTTGGTAGTCAATGTTTTATACGCAGAGTTCAATGGACGCTTACCCATTGCTTGGTAGTCTTTGACCAACTCTGGCTTACGCAGGGTTTTACCACCTGAGTTTGATGGATCATAGCCAATGATAGTAGTACCCTTGACGGATAAACCTGCATCATCCATGGCACGATACACCTGTAGTTTCTTGTACTTTGTATTGTATACCCACAGTTCTTGACTGTTGATGATAGTCGTGGCAAGCACAGATTTAATACCCAACTCAGGGAATTCCTTCATGAATTTCATCTTCTCAACCAACTTACCAGCTGGTTTCTCTTTACGGAGACGAGGTGCTCGAGTTGCTTTGGCAACCTGAACCTGTAGACCGCATGCTTCACCGATAGACTTATACAATGCCAACAGATTTTTAATCTTTGTTTTCTTCAGGTGACTATAACCTTCATTGAGTTGTTCGTCATTACCTTCAAGCACTTCTTCCAACTCAGCAATAGTTTTGTCAAACAGAGGTGCGATAAGTTTCGCAACAGGTCCACTGATTTGATAGTGTTTCAATTCTTTGGCAGCATCGAACTTCTTATCCTCAAGGATGAAGTCGTCGATCATACCTTCAAATTCACCAGCCATCTCGTGTGCTTTTTCCATCATTCGTTCTTGAATAGAGATGACATTGGTGGCAGCTTTCTGCGCCTTTTCTTCATCAGAAACAACAACGACAGCTGGAGCAACAGTGGCAGTTAGTTGCTTGATCGCATTGGTAAGGAACAATTCCTCTTTCTCTTCCAATAATGAACCACCATCTTTTAGACGAGCAAGAATACCAGCATGACGGAAAAGTTTCTCATCAAGTTTGTTCAACTGAACTGCCAGTTTCTTATCGGTCTTAGCGATATGACTCAGTAACCATTTCTTTTTATCTTTGTCATCATGACTTGAGTTGTAGTAATTCAATGCCATGATTAGATCTCGTTTGTATGATTCAGGTCGGAGTTGTTGCTCTGAACCTTTCGCCATGCGTTCTGCTTTTGCAATAATTTCGTTTCGTTTAGCTGTTGTAGCCATAGGACATATTCTCCTCAGTTAAGTAATAATTATACCTGATTTATGAATTAATGTCAAGCACTTTTTGCGATATAATTTATGTTGCAAACGAACCTATCGCTACCTTGGCTGGGGCTGGATGGCGCATGCAAGAAAGTTCCAGGGAATACAACCATTCTACCCTTTCTTGGCGTGATTCTCTCTTTGACTGTGAATGTTTTAGATTGATAATCTTCATTAAAAATAATTGTATCACCATCAGAGTCATTAATATAATATATGGCAACTTTCATATTATCAACTGGCAGAGCAGTGTCAATATGTGGAACACCATGAACTGTTTTATTATCTGTTGTTGAGAATGTTAGATTTAATTTCATTCTAACTAATTCTTGACAATCTAGAGAAAACAACAAAGGAAAGAACCTATCAAATGCTGGTGAAGATTTGTTATTAAAATTATATAACTGATGTCCCATCATTGATGTGTCAACAACATTCTTAGGATACCCAGAAAGTTCTTGAGGATATTCAAAATTTGAACTTTTATAGTAATACCATGGAAAATTCAAATCCATAACAGAAGATTCTAAATCATCTTGAACATCTTTAGGAATAACATCATCAATGATGAGAATTTCGTTCATTATTTTTTAAACGATGCACTAACGAATCCACCAGATACAACACTACCCAAGATGAGAGCAGCACACCATGTATCAAAGTTCAAGGGAATTGCCAAAGAAGGGAACAGAGTGTTCAATGACCATATAGTTGCGCAAGGTCCAATCGAAAAGACCAAAACAACAATAACAAATAAAATTAATGCCTGAGTCATTATGCTTTCTCCTGAACAATCAGTTGATACAAATCTTCAAACTCTTCATGCTCCGCTACTTCTTGTGTGTAGTTTTGCTTATGATATACTTTAGCCATACGACTTAGAGTTTTCTTTGGCAGTTGGAACTCATCAGACATAGTCTTGATTGTCTCGCGAATTAAATCACGCTCTGCTTCCATGCGTGTCATTGAACCTGAGATTTCACCAAGCATCTTTTTGATTTTGGCACGATCGGTTGGGCTAGAAATACTTTGCGTCATGTTAGACTTTCCATTCAATACGAGTAATGTTAGAGGTGTTAAAAGAACGCCACTCTTGCTTCTCTAAATCAAAAGCAGCAACGGCATCGCCAGTTGGTGTTTTACCAGCACCCTTTGGGTGCTTGTCAGTAGGAATAACATCGCTAATCTTTGTACACAATAGACGACGAGAAGTTCCATCTTTCTTTGTAAATGTTACGGCAATCTTTGCTTCAGTCAAATATTCACGAAGATATTGAGCAAACTCTGGGTCTTTAACCAACTCTGCTGCACCATCGGGAGAAGAAGCATTCGCTAATGAAATTGCACAGATAGGACTATCACTTGTTACTGTAGGCATTATACATTTCCTTTTACTGATAAATTATCACGACCAATTGCTACTAGCCATGTGTTAAGTCTTGAAACTAAAACTTCCTCGCTTGGGTTATCGAAATTGATATCCAAATCCATTACTGTATCACCAGAGTCTTCCTCACGACTATTATATCGAAGAGAGAAATTCTCATTTATTTTCACTTTTTTCGTTGCCATAATTATCCTACTTGTTTGAAAAATTCACAAAATTGCACGAACTGTGCTGTTTCTAAAAAGAAATCTACATCATTGATTGGATGTTCATCATCAGACAATCGTTTGATATTGATATGGTGAAGATCCATTTTCTTATCGTATTTGTGGTTCAATGACAGTGTATAATTCTCATTGACTTTGATGTTTTTAATCACACTTCACCACCTTTACTTTAATATATGTGTCCTCACCCTGCTCGGTCTGAACATCAGATACAAGCATTGGAGAATTTGGTCCAAAGTTTTCCCACTTAGATTTTAACACATATCCTTCAATGAACTCTCTTGTTCTAATGATGTGGATACTATCTTCTGTTTTAATTGGTGATCTTAACAAAGCTGGTACCTTTCTATAATCAATCGACATTGTCAATGTTTTCCTGTAAAAGTTTTTGAGAGTTGATTAATGCTTTCTCTGCAACCCTTAGACCATATTCCATTTCGTAGATTCTACGCTTGGCCAGTCTAAGTTCTTTGCTCAGTTTGGACTTTTCGTCCATCATCTTTTCAATATCTTTTTTTACAACAGACCAGTAGTCTGCGACAGGGGTTAGTTCACACCACTCACCTTCAATGAGTTGGTATCCATGAGAAATACGATTTTCGTCTGTCCATCTTTGACCAAGAGCATACGCAGGCGCTGGTTCTTTGTAGGATTTAAACCCTGAACCATTGATCAAATCATCAATACGAAT